AAGTGAATCAGGTCCCTTATCTGTTTTTGTTCCTCTGGGTCTAAGGTCCGACAAGTGGACCGCAACTCCTGCTCCAAATCGCAGAGCATGCGACACAAATCTCCAGCTTGCTTCGATTCCATTTGGTCCTTCCATGCTGTCATCGACATTAAATATCGTGCAGCTTACGGGTAGACGGTCTGTTGGATTATCAATCCACGCTTGGACTCGACCAGTCCTCGCGATTTTATTTGCGGTTTTCGATTTCATTGAGTAAATAATGGGCAGCTTTTCTTAAATCTTTTAAGTCGTCTTCCTTATATCCAGCACGACATATATATTTGATTACATTTCCAAGGTGATAGTTCAGGTTTTGATCTCTAATGAAATCCCATACTTCTATGTTCCCTCTCTGGTAGTATTCAGGACCTTCGTTTTTTTGCTTCATGTAACAGGGGTGAAATTAAATTATTTAATTTGAAAACTTGCTCCTGCAACTTCATGTATAGCTCCATCATTGTTTCTCTATCTAAGTCATAAAGTGCTAACTGGATCTCTCTCATTTGTAGATCCTGATGGAGGGTCAATTTGGTATTGTCCCACAGGTTGCCAGAGGATTGGTTCTCTTTTGTCATGGTCGTAGTCGTCAGTTGTTAATATTCGTGCAAGCCTTGCGTTAACAAGCGCATCTTCTTCAGTCATATCCTTCTCTTCGAAGGTCTCAACGACTGCTTTCCATGTGTATCCTTTCTCTGCAAAGATCTTTTCTGCTTTCTTAACTCCTATCCCGGGCACTCCTGCATAACCGTCAGTGTTATCGCCTGCCATGGTCTGGATCAGATGCCATCTTGCTCCTTCTTCTGGAGTAATCTCTACAGTTTCTTTGAAGTCATATAATTTTCCGGGAATCTGTCTCATGTCTTTGTCAGGAGAGACAATAATATTTCCGGGGTACTTTGTTGCGTAGATACCTAACGCATCGTCAGCCTCGAGTGTATCTTTGAGGATAACTCTGTAATTCTTTTTAAGCTCCTGTATCACACGTTTGAATCCACAGGGCTTTTTTCGTTGTCGATGACCCTTGTAATCGGGCAAAATTTTTTTCCTAAAATTATTAGGGCTTGTAAAAAATAATACCAATTCGTCATCAAACGACCCTAAGTCGCTCTGGATACGGTCTAAATCTCTTTGAACGCATTTCATGGCGTCTGAAAAGTTAGATGTGACAACTATTACGTCATCTCCGAAATCCATCTCCGTTTCTGCTGCTGCACAGCATTTATAGACTATATAGTCGCAATCTATCAGTATTTTCATAAATTAATGTACGTCTGCCCATGTTTCGCCTTTTTTTGCTTCTGCTGCTATTGGACAACGTAATTTATAGTATTCTCCAGCTAATATTGCTGATTTTTCCAAATGCTTCATCAATTTTTCGGCATTTTCTGGATTTGTCTCGTATTGCAATTCGTCATGTACAAATGCAAGCTGATTAGCTTCACAATCATCATTTGCAATAACCATCCAACGTTTTGCAACGATACCAGCACTACATTGAAGCAAATAGTTTAGTGCTTTGTGTGGGCTATCGACTAAGACTCTTCGTCCGTCACATGCCAAGAGGTAACCAGCAGTAGCCTTATTTGCAACCGCT